CTACCCTGACGGCGTTTAAAGCGATTACAAACGGTACATTGAAAGTAACTACAAATGGTGTTGAATATAATTTAGGCGGTATGAATTTTGCTGGTTGCGGTTCGCTTACAGATGTTGCCAAAGTTATTGATAACACGTTTAATGATGTGGAAGTCAGCTACGACCACGACAACACAAAGTTTGTCTTTAATGGCAAAAAGGTTGGTTTGTCAGCTGGTTTAACGGTTGCCAGCGGTACGGTTGCCGGAGCTACCGATATACTTTCCGACTTGGGAACTGCGTCTACTACGGTTGGTGCTGATGCTACTGGTGAAACTTTGCCGGAAGCTATTGCCAGAACTTCCTCGGCGGTTGCGTATTGCGGAATATTCTCTACGGCGATTGAAGAAGATGACAGAATCCTTGCCGCTTCGACTTATGTTGCTGGACAGAAAAATTACATTTATGTTCCTGTATTCCATTCAGTAACCGATGTTGCCGGAGTATGTTCTACAATTAAAGGTAAAACGGAAACAACTACACGTTGTTTGTTGTATGGACGAGGAACTTATGAAGATGCGAAACTGATGAACGCCGCTTATGTCGGGCGTGCTTTCAGTACCAACTTCAATGCTTCTAATTCTTCGCAAACGATGAACTTAAAGACTTTGATTGGTATTGAAGCGGATAACACTGTTAGTGAAACTCTGTATAATGCTTGCAAAACTAAAGGTGTTGATGTTTATATCAAATACAATAACGGTTTGTCAAAGACTTTATCAACTGGCGGTAACAGCTTCTTCGATGTTGTCTATGAAAATATGGCTTTGAAGTTTGAGATTGAAGCTAATGCGTTTAACGCTTTGGCTACTACCAATACTAAATTGCCGCAAACGGAAGCCGGAATGAGTGTATTGAAATCATCTGTAACACAAGCCTTCTTGAAATTCAAGACCGCTGGTGTTATCGGTGCTGGACAATGGAACTCGTCAGATACTTTCGGCGACCCTGAAACCTTTAGAAATAACATTTCGCAAACTGGATATTATGTCTATTCACAGCCGATTAAGAATCAGATACAATCGGAACGTGAACAGCGTATTGCTCCTGTGGTGCAAGGTGCTTGCAAGAGAACTGGTGCAATTCACGAGTGTGATGTTATTGTCAGTGTTGAGAATTAATGGGGGGAGACAATGGCTACAAATATTTTAGTCGGTAGAGATATTATTACCATTGACGGTGAAGATGTAACCGCCGATATGGCAGAAGGTGATGTTATGGTTATTACGACTAGCGGTGAAATCAATACTGCTGGTATGACTTATCATCAACAAATGGTTGTTGCCGAAAACAGAAGCGGTCAGATTGGACAAGTCACGATGCGTATTCTTCGTGGTTCTCCAACTGATAAGAAGTTTTTGGCTTCATACACCACTTATGAAAACGACTCGCCGTCTTTCGTATGTTTGCAGGGTTCTGTTGAACAGCGACTCGGTGATGGTTATGGTAACGTAACGAGTAACTACTTCTCCGTTTCGGATATGGTTTTCGCAAGAAAGCCGTCAGATGTTACGGTGAACGCAAACGGTCAGATTGAACAGACCGCTCGTGAATATACCTTTATTTGTTTAATCGTTAATACAATGGGTTAGTGTTATGGCAGTGATTTTGACAGGGCGTGATATTGTAACGTTTATGTTACGAGATATAACAGGCGGTTTAAGCAGTACCACCCCTGCCACACTGTCATTTATTGGTGATTATGCAGATGAGCTTATCGGTAAAAATGGTAACTCGATTATTTATCGCAAGGCTGGGGGAGTGCATTGTTTATTGACTTTAAACGTCATACAAAACAGTTCAGAAGCGACTTGGATAAATACCTTTGAAAAGACATTAGAATCTTTAGGAGCTTATGAGCCGTGTTTTGCAAGTATAGAACAGCGACTTGGTGATGGTAGAGGTAATGTACAATCAAAGATATATAATCTGACTGGATTATTTTTTAAATCACAGCCGATTCCTGCGGCATTAATGACGTTACAGGGAACGGAAGAACATATCGTAGTTTATAAATTACAAGGACATTTAGAATGAGAGAATTTGAAATCAACGGCAAAAAATTTATTGTAAATGAATCTTCATATAAGAACGTAATCGCTTTTAAGAAAGCGGTTTTTGCTTTAACTGAAAAGATAAAATTGGATTTAACGGTATTATTGACTTGTGGAACTGTCGAACAATGGGGAAAGTTTTTAATGGAACTGGACACCGATGAAGATTGCCATAAAGCGATAATGGCTTGTTTAGGAAATTGCAGGTATGAAGATAAGCCTGTAATTGAAGAACAATTATTTGAAGATAAAGAGTTAAGAGATAACTATTATAAGATAATAATGGAAGTCTTTGAGGAGAATCTTCGCCCTTTTTTGTTAAGCCTCGCTTCTTTGTTGTTGGGAGAGTCAGAAGAACAGGCGAAGAAGATGACGGACTCCGAACAAAGATAGAGGACGAAGCCTTATATACGGCAATAAGACTTGCCAAAAGCGGGTATTATGGAGCGAATCCTGAAAATATTTTAAATGCTCCCGTATCTATGGTATTATCAATTATAGAATACGAAAACTTTGAGAATGATGTAAAACAATATTATCGGGATAACGTAAATGGCTAATTCAGACGCAGAGATAAAAATTGGGATTGATGAAAAATACTTTCAAGAACAAGTAGAAGGTATAGCAGAACAATTTCAAAAGATATTTAGGAAAAAATTTACTTCTGGCGATATAGAAACTGAATTAGGTAAAGGACTTGGAAGTGTAATTAATCGTCTTGAAAAGAAAGTTGACACTAATCCTAGAAGTGAAGCAGGAAAAGAAAGGCATTTAAAAGACCAATTCAGGTTAATGAAAGCCAAAGAACTTCAAAGTAAATTTGACAGACTTACACTTCAAGTTTTAAAAGGTACAGAGCAACAAAATACTAAAGATGTATATGGGTTTAATCCTAGAATAGAGGATTTACTTCATTTTGACAGAGATAGAACAGTTGTTTTACAACAAAGTTTAGGAGAACAGCTTAAACAATTAGATTTAGAAAAAGGTGTTTTAAGCAAAGAACAATCTTATGCCGCATATAGTAGAGCAAGAAAGCTAAAAAGAAAACGTCTTGCTGGAATGAGAGATATTGCAGAGAATAAGAATCTCTATAATGCTATGTTAGGGGTTAAATTTGCGGCTATTGATGATATGTTAAAAGCTCCCGTTTTAAAAGGTGGAGCTATGAAAGAGTATACAAAACGCTCTCAATTTGTGCAGAATGAAGATATTGATTATTGGCGTAAAGAATATAATAACGAGAAGATACATAAAAGAGAAGAAGAAAAGAAAACAGATGAATACAGAAAAGATGTGTCTTCGGCATTAAAAGGATTATTAAAATATGCTGTAATTGGTGGTGTTGGTGCTCTTTATGGTATGGCAAGTCGTGGAACAGAGAGAGAATTAAAGAATGATTTATTATTAAATTTTGCTCCACAAACTAATTATGAACGATTGAAAAGAATCCATACCGCCTTTAAAAGAGCTGGTATAAATGAAGACCAAACAAATAATATATTATCCAATTTATACAGACTCTATATGCAGTATCAACAAACTGGTAAAGCTCCCGCTTCCGCACATTTGTTAGGTCTTGATGTTTTTCGTGATGACCCAACAGCTATGGTAGATTTGATAATGAAAGGATATAAACAACAAGGAAAAGAGTTTTTTAAGAATCAGATTTTAACAGATTTCTTTAGTGGTTTTGAATCTAATGTAAAAATGGCTTTTGAAAATGTTATAAAAGCTGGTGGTTCTAGTGAATATTGGGATAAAAGAGCTAAAGAACTTGCCGAATCAGGAATGACAGAAAAAGAAAAATCCGAATTAAAAGTTTTAAGAACTTCTTTAACCGATTTGACAAGAAGTTTTGGCGGATTATTTGATTCTATTGCAACTTCTGTTTCTCCCTCAATAAGAGAATTAGCAGATTCTTTGACAGAAGCTAATTTAAAAATACAAAAAGCATTTAGAAGCAGTTTTTGGGATGGCTTTTTAAAGACAGGAGAATATATAGAAAAAGGATTCCAATGGATAACTACGAAAAGTTGGGCTGAACCTTTGGGAAATACAATAGGAGATTTTTTATATAATTATAAAAAAGATAAACCTAATTGGGTTGAAGTAGGAAATCTTTGGGATAGTGAAGATGTATTGACTTCTAAAGCTATTGGACAAACTGGGGGAATTGGACATATAATTGAATCTATAAAAAGAGAGCCTATTGTTTTAAACATAGTAAACAAAACAGGAAACAATTTAGATATAACAACAGAGAATCAATCAGAAATTGATTTTATTAAAAATGGTTTTTAGGTGATAAAATGTTTAATACAAGTGATGTAACAAACAAAGTAACACAATCAATTAAAAATCTAGATTTTAGTGGATTAAATCCGAAACAAGCGGTTAAAGGATTGCTTGGATTGCCGGACGATTCCGACACAAATGACAAGATAAAAGCAAGTGACGTTGTTAAAATCGGTAATTTTATCTTTGATTTTGTCGGCAATATCCGTGTGCAAATGCAGAATAATATTACGACTAACTTAACCGAATCAAATAAGGTTATGACGGATAACATATCATTACAGCCGTTGACGATAACCTTTGACGGATATATCGGAGAGTGTTTTATTGACCGTGCTAATACAGGACAAGAGATTGTTAATCAGACTACAAAGACTGCTTCTATTATTCTTGGACTATTACCACAGAATACGGCAACAAAATATTTAAAGAACTTGCAAATGGGAGTTGATTATCTGTATGGTGTAGGTAAAAGTGTATTAAAGACGTTAAAAAATCACTCTTATCAGATAGAGGGATTTAATAAGTTAGAGAATATGCGGAATGTGCAGGGAACATATACGGTTGTTTTACCATATAGGACGTTTTATAATATGGCAATCAAGGATTTAGTCTTTGAACAGCCAGCTAATACGAAGGATTACACTCACGTTTCTATGACATTACAGCAGATTTTAACATTTAAAGTAAAACAAACAAAATTTATACAACAGGAAAAACAATTATCGACAGGTGATTTTACCAATCTTCCTGAAACTATAAATGAAACGACTTATAGAACAGGTGATACAAGTCAAACAAATAAAGGATAAAATATGAAAAATATAACGTCTGGTATGCCTTCATATTGGAATAACACTATAACCATTAGGACAATAGATAAAGGTAATCTTGTATTTATAGATTTATTATTTCAGCCATACTTGGCACAATGGATAATGAATGTAAGATGCGAAGCGGAGAACTTTGAAGCCGCTGGAATACGGGTAACTAACAGCACAAACTTATTATATAATTTTAAAAACAATATTGATTTTGGAATTATGTGTATATCAGAAGAAAAAGATGACCCGATATTTATTGACGATTTTTCAAACGGTCGTTATAATTTATATTTATTAAATCAAGAAGAAGTAAATAACGCCTTTAATGGTGTATATAATGAACTTATAATTGATGAGGTTGAAGAATGAAAGAATTATTATGCAGATTAACGGCGATTGAATATTATTTAAAGACAATACATTATCGTTCTAAAGGTGAAAATTTTTGGAGCGACCATATATTTGCCGACAAGCTGATAGATGACATAAAAGATTTTAAAGATTCCATTAATGAGGTTTGTTTTCTTGGAGAAGGATTAGACGCTCCGTTATCCGCAGATATTCTTAAAGGAGCTTTAGCATATTTGCCGGAAGAAATGACGGAAGATATGTTTGGCAAGTTAAGCGATTTGTATTGTGATACGTTAGAGCATATAGAAGATATTGGAGATTGTTCCAGCGGTGAAAAATCTTTGTTGGATAGCGTGGCACAGGCTTTACAGTTAGGATATGGATTGATTTTAAGACGGATTCGGTAAAATGATTGTCAAAGGTGGAGAAATAGCGAAGATATATCAGTTGTATATTTCCGATAATGACAGGAAATATAACAATGGTAATGGCTATTTGTTTACTAATCAAGATATATACAAAGAACAGATACAGAATCTTGAATTTGCGACTACAAAAGGCTTTAAAGAAGAATATAAA